CCATTGATGAAGGAATGACGCGATTCACGTAATTGTAAAACTTTCCGTTGACTTGTTTTAAGAAACCCCAGTTTGTTAATTCGATTCCGATTGATGTCTGGTTCAAATCGCGAAATGGAATATTGTTGTCCTTAAAAATTTGCGATCCGACGCCAAGATGCCAGGCCCAGTGTTTCGATGAAAAACATTGAACGATTTCACCACGTTCACCAATTACAAAAGCCGTCGCAATCTTTGACTTGTTTGAGTTCCAGAACCTGGAAACACTTCGCGCATCACCGCCACCAGCCGTGTGATGAAGATAAACTTGTGACTTTTGGTGTTCCTGGTTAATAAACTGACCAGGCGACAATCTTTCCTGAATCAAGTTGAGTTCATTTATTTGAATTCGTCCCATTCTTGTTTTTTTGCTGTTAAAAATTCTTTGAATGACTTCAGTACATTGTTGCCAGTAACGTCCTGGAAACTTTCGTTTATCGATGTTATTTCAATAAACACACAAAAGAAAGTAAATGCCTTTGTCAAAACAAGATCGACGCGAATAAACAAACCAATCAAATCAGCAATGACATATTTTTCCAAAGCATAAACCGCAACAATACCACCAATATACAGCAAAGATTTTGATACGGTTCTGGCCAGACCGCGCGATCGGATTGATTTCCATCCTTTCAACTTTACGCTTCGCCAAATACCAAAACAAAGGTCGATCCAGATGAAACAAATCGCAATGATCACCAGCGGTGTAACTGGTGCTAAAATTGTAGCTATCGACAAAACAAACAGTGTTAAATTAGTTTTCATCTTTGTAACGGTTCAACATTAATTCAGTGAAAATTTGATAAGTATTATAAAAGAAAAGCGACCATCCAGTCAAAATAAAATAAGTTTCTGTTTGCATCCATAGCGTTACACATAAAGCATAACTGCAAAGATAATAGGCCAGCGCCAGGAATCGAAGTGCGTTGTCGTTAATCATTGCCAAAATCATAATTGTCCATCGGAATGTCACAAAATTCTTCGCCGTCAAAGACATTCATTGCGATGTTCATTGTCCATCCAGCCGTCACATCATGTGAACGATTGATAAAAGGCGAAGTTGTGATGACACCTTCGACATCAAGGAAATCTTCAAATCGCCATTGTTTTAATATTACGTGAATATCTTTGCAAATTGAAAGACAATCTGAATGAATTTCATTGATCTGACGATATTCCTGAAGATTGTATTTGTCAGCAATTGAAATAATTGCATTTACCTGGACGCCAAAATCACCGATCAAACCTGGTTGCAATGTCACAACCATCAAAGGATAACTGACGGCATCGCGTGAAACCGCATCCAGGAAATCACCCTGAAAGAATTCATTTATTTGTCTGTGACTTGTTGCGATTGTTTCCAGTTCCTTCATTAACTGGTTTAATGTCTTTTCCATTCTTCAGGTATTTGTTCAATTTTTCAATATCTTTTTTGCTGGGCGTGAACCGTTTGATCATGTATGCCAGTTTATTGGTGAATAGCCAGTTTTATCTTTGTCAACTTTTTCATGACACATGTCAGGCGTGCCACAACAGTCAATATATTCTGGATATTGATCACCGTTGTCATCCATCAAGAAACCGATCAAGCGTTCTTTATAAAATTGCGCATCCTTTAGCAATTGATCACGGAAAACAAAAGTCATCTTGTCGTCATTGGCCTGAATGTTCTCATCGGAAACGCGTCCGACTGATTTGTTTGTCAGCTTTTCATTAAGCAACAACGCGCAACGATAGTCAACATACGCAACCAGACAAGGAACAACGTAATCATTCATCAGTAAAAGATATTCTGGCGTCCAGGTGTTTGTTTCAACGCGCGTCAAAAGCGCTTTGTAAAGCGGTGTTCCCAGCGCTGGTTGAATGTTGATGTCCTGGCTTCGCTTGATCGATACGGCCAGAATCTTTGTGTCTGTATTTTGGTGAATCAATCCCAGTTTTTTGAGATTCTCAACTGATAAAAGATAGTTCATTTTTATTGTTCTGTTAATGGTTCAAAAATAAATTTGCCGACTTGACCTGGAATGACAGTTGAATGATCATTTTCATCCAGTAAAATTTCTTCAGGAATTCCATCTGGAAACGCCTTGCAACCAGATATCGGATCAAAGTTTTTGCATACAAAGCAAATGGCGTTGTTGTTTTCTGACATATTTTTATTTTTTAAAATGTTTATCAATTAGTTCACCAATTTTCACAGCGTATTTCGACGGCGCTGAATTCAATTTATATTCTGTGAATCCTTCAGCAACAAATTCATCAAGATTTGTTGACGCGTAACGTCCCAGATAAATTTTATTCAGTGCTTCAAAATCATTGTTGTTGTTCATCAATTGAAGTTCATTTTTATATTCTGAATTTATGTTCTTGATTCCAGACCAGAATTGCTTTGCGTTTGCGTCAGTGCTGTATTTGTTTGCAAGGTCATTGTTTGTAATTACGTGCGCAAATTCATGCGTCAACGTTGCAACTTCTAAATTGTCAGCATCGACTTTCGACTTTAAAGCTGGAATCCCGTTGTCAGAATATCTTTGACTTTGTCCGCGATTGATATCTGTTAAGTGACCAGCGTTGATTTCATCAACTTTGTATCGTATGCCTTCAACAGTTCTTTGTCCGACATATTTCACCACGCCATAAGTACGGGCGGTTGATGCCATTTTGAACTTTATTTCATCCTGAAATTGATTCGCGACTGAATATTCATCGGTCAATTTTTTGAATTGCGTTAATCTTTGTTCAACTTTTGCAACGGACAATTCAGAACTGATTGTGACTTTTACTTTTGTCTGAAATGCTTCTTCAATAATTTCTTGCGCGATTCTTTTCCCTTCAGCAATGCTTCGAATCTTTATTGTTCCGACTTCAATCAATGGTTGATCAGGTGCTGGCGTTTCAACAGCTGGACGTTTGATCGCAATCTGTTGAACCCATTCATGACGACAGTAAGGCGTTGTCACGCCAGTGTCTGGATTCGTATAGTAACCGCCACGATATTTCCAGACGTCGCGATCAACGCGCGTTGAAATGTTATCGATGTCCTGGCGTGTGTATGTTCGATTCAATTCAAGCAACTTTTCACAAAACGCGCGCGATTGCGTGATAGGATCTGGCACGTCAGGTCTCGTTCTGTACGAATAGCGAATTTCAAATCCAGGCGGTTCGCCACCGCCAGCTACTTTCCCCCCGTCGGCGTCCCCGTTATTCGACCAATTGTGTCAAACAATTGTTGATGTCGTTGTTTTACGTCTTCATCTGGTGTGTTCCATTCAATCGGAACGTTGCCCAGAACAATGTAATCTTCATTTGATTCACCGAATTCGCCAAATACTTTGATTTCGTCGTCACTGAATGTGTGCTTGTCGCATGACTGAAGAATCGGCGTTGATTCTGGTAAGCCGACAATTTTTTTCGCTGTTGTTTCATCGATCGTCGGAAACGATGCAATCAGTATTGAAAGCGCGCTTTGTGGCGTCAGAACGCCTTCTTTGATCTTTGCCACAACATCAATCAACGATGCAATTTACGCACCGTTCAACGCGCTTTTCGCAACGTCAACAGCTGGTTGTCCTTCGACGCCAGGTGATTGTTGAACTGGCGTGTCTTTTGGTAACGCGCTGACTTCTTTCAACTTTACTTTGCCAACATAACCGCCAAGTTCAGCCATTAAATTCAAGATCCATTCGATGCGTCGCTGTTTAGTTTCGGCATAGGTTGATTTAAATATATTGAAAAGGTCATCGGATTCCGCTGAATTGAATGATCCTTCAGTTCGAACGCCGAATAATTGTGGCGCTGTTACGGCATGTGCAACAAGTATGTTTTGTTGAACGCTTTTTTCCGTTGCCAGATATCGTTGATCCAGGTTGTTGCCGTTTAAAGATAAGACGGTCGGCGCTTCATCTTTACCATTGCTAAAGGTCAAAATTATTTCGCCAGCATCTTCAACCGATTGTGAACGTCCTTTGACATCGGATTTGATTCTGTTCAATTCTTCAGTTGTTTCTGGATAACCAGACGGAAAGTTGATCAGCGTTCCAGATTTGAATCCATTCTGTAATTCATACATGTGAAACTTTGAAATGTCACAATCAGTTTGAATCGCTGTGATACCGCCATAATAGGACGGCTTTGGATAAACGCCAAGTTCTTTTTTGCCTTTTAGATTAGGTTCTTTGTAATAAAGAATGAATGATCCGCTTTTGTTATTTTTATTGTAAGCTGGTAAAATTCGCAAATTGGTTTTTTCTGGCGACTGATTCAATGCTGTCCAGTCATCCGATATGTAATAAGTCAATTCATCTTCAGACGCACGAATCGAATCAACTGGAATGTGTTCCCACATTACAACTTTTGTTTGTTCTTTGTTCCATGTTCCCTTGACCGCAAAACCCCCAAACAATTCCTGGTCAAATGCCATGCGTTCAGCGATTTCATTCATGTTGAAATCCGACCAGTTGTTGTCGATAAACGGTTGCATCATTCCAGAAACAATTTCCAGGCCACCGCCAGCAATATAATAGGTTTTGTTTTTTATTATGCCTTGATGATAGGCTGATCCATTATAAAGATCACACAAAAAAAATGGATAGTCGTTCTTTTTTCCCCACTTAACAAAACCGATTGAACGATCTTTTTCTTCTTCAGGTTTCTGAAAATCCTTTCGAAATGACAATGACGTGACTTTGTTACTCATAAATGTTTACTGTTATCTGTGAATCAAATTCGTTTGGCGGTGAATCCGCTTCGATGACATGCGCGCGACCAGTTTCAACCAAACCTTGTGACAAAGCTGGATCAAGATTGTCTGGCGATGTTTGTTGATAAATGTTGTAAATATAGAACCCAGCGTAAATGAAATTTACATCAACGCCATCAATTAAAACAAATTCATCAAATCTGGGAATCCCTTGTGACACATTCGCCAGCACACAAGTTTGCGTGTCAAACGACTGTTCATGGATAAATTCAAACAGATAATTCGGATTCGGAATTGTTGTCAGTTCCGTTGTCGTCACTACCAGTGTAGTTGTCCCGTTTTTTGTTATTTTTAACATTGTCTTTTTTTGACTGGATTTGTTTTTCAGTTTCGTAAATGTCAACAATTCCCAAAGATATAAAAATATCAGCTTGATCACTGTTTATATTTACAATTCGTTTCATGACTGGCGACCAGCGTCTTGAACCGATAAATTCTTTTTTTACTTTCATATTCTTGTTTTAAACAAAAAAAAGGGATAGGACAACGCCCATCCCTTTCATTTGTGTTGGTGAATAGTTAGATTATTGGGTTCTGTTGCGCAACAAGTGTTGCGTAAAGTGTCGCGCTAACATCTGGAACTTCATCGTTTTCCATGCCACGCATAACGATAACATGACCTTTTCTGTCGCTTTTCAATACGCCTGAAGTATATTCATTTGCATCCGCGATTTGAAGACCTTCACCGAGACCGAGTGCAACGATTGTCCCGTCAGCGTTTTCCACTAAACAAATACATTCGTTTTGTGCCATCAAATGAATTTCTTGACGCAATTCTTTAGAATCGCTTGCAAGGATCATTGATAGTTCGTGTTCGTACCAAAGTGTTCCGTTGTTCTTGTCAACGCGAACTGGTGCGGTGTAGCTTGATAAATTTGACTTCAATTTGTAAAGGAATGTTTCACCAGTTACAGTCAAATCAGTTAATTCGTTTGAAGCTGAAACAACCGCGCCTGAAGATGCACCCAAAGGAAACAACAACACACTTTTGATTCCGCCTTTTCCGTTGGTACAAGTTCTGTCGTTGTACCCCGTTGTCATATTACAAGACATGGTTTTTTTATTTTTTAAAGTTTAACAAAGGCGCGCCGAAGCGCGCCATTAATTTTGTTGATTAGACCAGTTGGTATGTTCCGACTTGAT